ACGGTTCGTATCACTTCTAATGCAGCACAGAACTTGAAGATTAGGGTTGTATAAAATGGACAAACGTACTGTTGCATCAGCGCATGAGCGCATTGACACTATAGAAAAGCAGATCGTTGCTATGAAAACGGAAATGGATATTCAGTTTCGTGATTTGTTTAATCGTGTAAAAAGACTAGAGGCAATTATGATCGGCTCATCGGCAGCTATAATTATTATGCTGTTAAGACTGAGCTTATCGGGATGATGACATGCCTATTCTTGAGAGCATAGCCGCAGCAAACGCTGCGTTCTCTGTTATCAAGACAGCCTTATCAAATGGTAAGGAAACGGCAAACCTGATGGGGTCTATCGGCAAGTTTCTGAGTGCCGAAGAAGATATTAAATCTGCCGTTGAGCGTAAAAAGAAAAACCCATTGACAGCTATTACTGGCGGTTCGCCTGGAGATTGGGAGGAGTTTCAGGCATTGGAGGACATCCGCCAGAAGCGCCTCGAACTCGAGAGCTGGTGCAGATTAATGGCGCCGCCAGGCACATGGGACAGGTGGGTGTCCTATGAGGCCAAGGTGCGCAAGCAACGTGCCGATGCGAAGAAAGCAGCTGAGAAAGCTAGGCAAGAGCGCATGGAAGCCATCGCCACATTCGCGGGAATTGCTATGGCAGTTCTTGTTTGTTTGCTCGGCGTGTATTACCTAGGCGTTTATCTGGAGCGCTGGTGATGTGGATACTTGTGTGGCTCAGTTTCATTGATAACAGGTTTGAGTATTATCAGCTTGGCGCATTCGGGACAGAGGCGCACTGTAATAGAGCAAAGGCCAAGGCAGAGGTAATGGTTAAGAATGTCGGGCAAGCAGTCACCTGTTTTGCAATTGATAGAAATTAAGCCAGGTGTGTGGTGTGTATACAAAAATGGAAAAGTTGCTATAATCACCACGCATAAACGAGTAGCGGAGCGTATCTATGCCAGCATTGACGAATATAAAATATTCCCGCGATTGATGATGCTAGTTGTCACTATCTTAACCTATCAAAGCGTACACTGGTACATGTCATTGCCTGATCCTACGAATGGACAGGCTGGTTTGGTTAGCGTCTGCATGGGCGCACTGACAGGTTGCTTTGGTATCTGGATGAACAAGGAAGCTAAGACGGATCGGGGGTCGGTATGATTGGTCAGATAATCGGAAGCCTCGGCAGTCTGGCGACAGCTTGGGTAGATGGTAAAACAGCGGTACAAAAAGCCAATGCGGAGATCAAACTTAAACAGGCAACTGGTGAGATTGATTGGGAGCTTGAAGCTATACGTTCTGCACAAAACTCATGGAAGGACGAACTTTGGACTATTGTGTTTGTTCTTATCCTTGCTGCTAACTTTGTGCCTAGCTTACAAGATACAATGGCACAGGGATTTGCTAACCTTGAGACAACCCCCCTCTGGGTACAGTGGGGGATGTATGCGTCCATTGCCGCCTCGTTTGGCATAAGAACTATGAGAGGGTTAAAGAAATGAGCCTGGATGGGTGGGCTGCGCACAATCGAGGATCAGCGTGAACTGGTCAAAAAGAAAGTATCGTTCACAATGAAATCTAAGCACATCGAGGGCAATGCTTTTGACGTTGTTGCGTATGTTGGTGCGCGTCCGAGCTGGGAGCTGGCATTGTATGACGATCTTGCCGACACAATAATTAAATCGGCAAAAGAGATCGGTGTTAAACAACTGAAGTGGGGCGGTGCCTGGCACATTGATAACATCCTGGAATGGGATGGCACGGCGCTAGAAGCTTACGACGATATGGTGAAAGTTCGCACTGACCAGGGCCGCAGAGTTTTCACTGACATGCCACACTTCCAAAAAGGAATTTGATCGATGGCTAAGAAACCTGGATTGTATGCAAACATTCATGCGAAACGAAAGCGGATCGCAGCTGGATCTGGCGAGAAAATGAGAAAGCCAGGTGAAGCTGGCGCGCCGAGCGCTAAGGATTTTGCCGACAGCGCAAAGACTGCGAAGAAACCTAAGCGTAAATCGATGATGGGTTAATCATGGCAAGGTCGGCAGCATGGCAGCGCAAAGAAGGTAAGAACCCAAGCGGCGGTCTAAATGAAAAGGGCCGTAAATCTTACGAGCGCGAGAACCCTGGATCTAATCTCAAAGCACCAGTGAAGAAGGGCAACAACCCACGCCGTGCATCTTTCCTGGCGCGCATGGGAAACATGAAGGGGCCAGAGCGTGATGGAAAAGGTAGACCGACCAGGCTACTTAAATCATTGCAAGCCTGGGGCGCTTCATCGAAAGCTGATGCAAAGAAAAAAGCGAAGCGGATCTCAATGATGAACAAGAAGAAAGCATAACATGCCTGGTAAAAAAACAAAGCCTAAAAAGAAATCCATGATGGACAAAGGCTACGGAAAGTAAAAGCCCTTGCAGTTTGAGGCTACAAGGGCTTCCCATATCCAACGATCCGAGGAGACCAATCCCCAGGTGAGAGCAACGTATTAGAGTAAATACAAAAACATAATACGTTAAGTTGCAATCCTGGTCAATAATTTACTCAGGCCGTAGCCTTGGCTTAATCGATGCAGACAATGTGCCTGTATCCTTGCACAAAATATCAGCTGGTAACACGTTAGATATTTCCTCAGCTGCGCGCACCAGCTCGTAGCATTTGTCTGCGCTGTTCACCAGGATATGGCTTTCCATTTGATAGCCGTTCAGCATGTAGAAAATTGTAAAGATATAGTAAGTTGTCATTGCCTCTGCCTCTCAGTTTGTTAGATTGTTTTGGTGGGTGGTGGCATTCCCAAGCCCAAGTTATAGTCCGACCATATATAACGCCACCCACACGATCACTCCCAAGGCGCTGGCTGTACGGATACCCCGCTCGATCTCACGCCTGGTCTCTTATCTTTTTTAACGCTTGTGTATTTTTCTCCGTACCGCTTGGGAAACCTAATACCAAGCTCATAGGCCCACTTTCTCAGCGAACGTGGATCCATGTCTAGCTCTCTCGCAGCGTCAGTCATGTATAAATTATTGACGCTTTTGATTAATTCATGCAGCTCTTGTCTGTGCCGAGCCGCTAACTCTTTGTAACTTTCTATCTTTGCCACGGCGCTGCTTGTTGCTGTGGTTGCTGCCACTGTTGCTGTTGAGGGGCCGGTTGTTGCTGCCATTGTTGCTGTGGTGGTTGCTGTTGTTGCTGCGGCTGCATGTCCCGATCATTTGGAAACAGGTTCCAGGATCCGATCTTAGGCCAGTTGCGCGCATCATCTCCGCGCCGGGCTTTAATCTGCACGTTTACTTTCAGCTTGTGCTGCACCATCAGCTGGTGGATCTGATCTATAGCCGCAAGAGCTTCCGGGTTATCCTTCATCTCTATTGGTTCGTTAATCCAGGCGGATGCTGCCATGTCTACATTCTGACCGTTATCCATATAGCCTTGTATCTGTAACCGGCTGTTTCCTAGTTGTGGTTTGTTGCTCATAGCATTGCCTTTCTCTTGTTAAATTCTTGTTCAAGTTTCGCATAAAGATCCGGGCGATCTTCATTCATGCGGTTTAGCCCACTGTCGTAGTAGTCCTCCCATTGTTTCAGGTGCTCCAGGACAGTGATAGTCTTTAGTTCTGCAAGCCTCTCGTCAAGATAACTTTGCATACCATCATCTACCGCCAGGTGTTGCGGCATAGGAGATTGACGCTGAGGTGGCGGGGGCGGGGTTTGCTGATCGTCGTTGTGCGGCACATCTTCCCCGGCATAAATGTATAATCCCAGGCCATGCAGCGCGATTGCTTTTACCCAGCAACGCATCCGAGCATCGTTGATCTGCCTGGCGTTTGGGTTCTGGATTGCTTTATTGCTGTGATCCATTACCGGAAGCCACATCATATGGGTCAGCTCTTCAATCGTTACACTGACACGCACCTCTCTTGTGCCGTCTGGAAACACAACGTCCTCGAGGATCTCAAACGTTGCGCCAGGGTATTTGTCTTTGACCTGTTGCCAGGCCCATGACCAGGACAAGTAACTAAACCGCCCCTTCTTTTCTATTTTGTTGCCCACGTCAATGCCGGACAAATCTTTCCATGCTGTGCTCATCTTAATACTCCTGCTAATTTTTTCGCTCGGCGCAGCACGTCCGGGTGTAGGTCGCGCCACACAAAGCTGTCTCCAAAATGAGGATCACAGAGTTTTAATAATTGTTCTGTGTTTTCTGTGACCATCATTAGTTTTTCCCGGCGCACACACGCCGCGATAACATCTTGCAATGCATATTCTAACTGCTCAATCGTTGCCTCAAACACACGATAGCCTAACCGATTTGCGTAAACAATGCGAGGGATCTTGCCGGTGATGTGCCAATACCCGGCTATCTGCATCAGGTGCATCTGCTTTATATCTTTCGGCAAGCTGTTGGATCTCGGGCTGTCAGTATCAACGCCGGTATCCCATTGCGTCTTAAGCTCGACGGCTCCCTCCTGGTAATCTCCAAAGCCCAGGTAATCTAGCTCGCAGCCTGGCAGCTGACCGCGCAGCTCAGTCTGCCCGATGATTTGGTTGGCACCCTGCATTGCTTCTTTCAATCCCGCATGAGCATTCTCGCAGACCAGCTCAAACTCGCAGTGTGCAATCTCATCGCCTTTCTTCAAAGCTTTACCGTCAGCTCCAAACCTAACTTTCTGACGGCCCTCGATCTGCGCTGCGGTTTTATCCTGGTCAATCCAGGATCCGGTTTGCAATCCAGCTAACACGTTCACTGCTTCACTGTATGCCTCAGATGGCATGGCGCCCTCGATCAGCATGAGGTCGCAAAAGTATTCAACGGCCCGACCTGATGCCATGTTTATGTTGTCCTGGAATTGCGTCTTGCCGAGATAATCCTGGTAGTATCCGCCTTGCTCAAGCACGGCCTCTGCATTTGATTTGACACCTTCTGCCTCATCTCTTAGCACTTTCAATGCCTGGCTGCGCTCCGGTCGAATGATGCCCTTCTGAAAAAAAGTGTAGAAATCTGGGGTACTTGGCTGCGAATGGTGGTAATATCCCTTGCTGTACGCCCACTTTTTAGAATTACTTATCGACATGCTTGCATCTTTCGTTTGACAGATTATGTCATTAAGTAGTAAATGAGAACAAACATTGCAAGGAGTTTTTTTATGACACTGGAAGATTGGCGAAACAAGAAGGGCTTGTCCTACTCGCAGCTGGCGAAAAAGCTAGGGGCTTCTCATGCCACTGTTGTGCGGAGGTGGTGTCTACCATCGAGCCACAAAGACCGGATGATACCGGCGCATAAATTTATGACGATCATACAAGAGAGCACTCTCGGTGAAGTCACAGCTAATGATTTCTACAGGTGATCTATGGGCGGGAAAGCGGCAAGAGATAAAGGCGCAGCCTACGAGCGGGAGATTGTAAACTGGCACCGGGAGCGTGGCGTTGAAGCTGAGCGGATCCCATTGTCCGGGGCGATGAAAGGAAACTATGCGAGTGACATAAAGCTGGGGCCAGCTCTGGCCCTTACAGCTGAGTGCAAGCGCAGAGCGAGAGCGTACCAGGATCTATATGATGCGCTCGACCAGGACGACAGCGATATGCTGTTTGTTCGCAAAGATCGGGAGCGCACCCTGGTAGTGCTTCCCCTGGAAACTTACGAGGCATTTCTACAATGGATTGGATGGATACAGAAAAAGTAAATGAGTTTATGATGTACCAGGCAAAGTATGGCCTAGACAAAAACAACTTAAAGTTCATGCGGAACACAATGGTCAACCACAATAAGCGATTGCTGGCGACCGTGGATCTGAACAAAGAAATGATAAAAATGATTGATGAGCAAATAGCAGAGAAGGAGTAAGCTCATGCCATACACAGAAGAAAAGATCGGTTATCAAAAGACTGACACAAGCGAGGCGGCTGCGCGCAGCAACTACCCAGGCAAACTAACAGCGCGCGATCGAGTGCAACAACTTTTAGAAAAAACCGCGCAGAAATTTACCACTGAGGAAATATCGGAACTATTAAGGATCCCATACGGCACGGTGCAGCCACGTTTGACTGAGCTGCGGGATGCAGGGAAGGTCGTTGATTCTGGAGAACGCGGCGAAACGAAGTGGGGTAAGCCATGCATCAAGTGGAAAGCAAAATGAAGCAAGCGTCAAATACAAAAGATCTAATTGATTGCATAGAGCTTGTATTGGAATTGCAAAAGCAGACAACTGTTATGTTGCAAAATCTAGTGCAGCATATGCAAAATGATTACATCACACAGCCATCAAATAACTTTAAGATTACAAAAAATATGAAAAGGTATCCGCGATGCGACCAAAGCTCTGGATCGGTGCGGCTGTTGCAATGGAGGCATGACAATAAAATCACTCAGGCAGAGCTTGCAAGGATGTTAGGCATCGCTGGAACGAGCAGCATTTCAATGTGGGAACATGGGAACCAAACTCCCTCAGCGCCGTACAGAAAAAAGATCCAAGAGGTGACGCATAATTTTGTCCTCGGCAGAAGCTGGAAGGAGATACATTAATGAAGTTTAGCGGTTTAATCATAGACAATGGCAAAGCTAACTTTGTGTTCTACGGCCCAGAGGGGCGCAAGTTCGAGGAACCAGCCGAGGAATGCAAGGTTTGCCTGGGCAGCGGAAGCGTCGATGGCGAGGCGCCTGTCGTCGATTACGTGAACGGCGGCTACAAGATGGCGGTGCTTACAACCTGTGAGGACTGCGAAGGCTACGGCTACGTGGTGAAAGATGATGCGTGATTTTGATTTGCGCGAGCTAACACCGCAAGAAATTAAAGAGGTGGTTTATGCAGAGTATCTCTTTGGAAAACTTTTCGGCAGACCAGCCTCATTTGATGAGGCTCGAAAGCTTAAAGAGGGCGCATTAAAAAAACTGCGCAAAAGTAAAGAGACCGATGAGCAAGAAGAAGGCTAAACGCAGCGGGTTCCAAAGCAATGCAGATGTAAATGGCTGCGTCAGCTGTGGTCGGATCCATGACGTAAAGCTGGGGGGCTGGGTTATCCTGGCCTCTGGCGAGCTGATCTGCGATCCTGTTGACAGGCACGAATGCTGGGAGAAGGTACATGACAAAAGACGAAACGATAATAATGCTGGACGACCGGCTGACCAGGGCAAGGTTGGCACTGCGCGCCGTGGTTTATTCTGACACCCTGGACAGGGCGCAAGAAGAGGCTTTTCAGGGCTTAAAAAATAGTGAGTTGACAGATGAGAAAAAGGCTGTACGCTAACGCGAGCCCCCCGGGGCGAGATCTAGCTAATAAAGAGCACCTTAAGGAGCACCTTAAGGAGCCGTATAATAACTCTATAGATAACTCTTTAAGAGCTACAAAGAGCATTGCATCAAAGAGCATAGAGCAGCAGCAAGTTTTAAAAGCTATGTTACGGCGCATGGATCCAGCTTATAAACGTGGCAAAGCTGAAAGCATGGCGGATCCCCTGGCGCACCGGATCAAGAAGGTGATGGGCTTGCTGCGTCAGAAGCTGAGCACGGATAATTTCATCGAGGCAGCGAAGCACCTGGACAGCTTGTCGCCGCTCGATCAGATCCAGTTTTGCGAGAACATCGAGAAACTGTACCGCTCAGGCGGGGAAGGGTAGCGCCCGGTATGCGGAGACCTAAAAAGTAAAAAGCCCCACTGAGGGGGCTTCTCTGAGGCTCTGAGAGCTATTTATTGGTAGATTAAAGCTAGGAACAATCCCATGTATAGCATGGCGACCAGGGAAAGCGCTCCGATGATGTCGCCCAGGGTGATTGATTTAAGCACCTGGATAAAGTCTTGCCAGCTGTCCATGTTACTCTACCCGGTCGTGGATTGGCACAGCGCCGTACCAGGTGTGACCAGACATTTTCCGGCAAGCCTCGCTGAACCGGCTGTCGCTGGTTGCTGCGTAGTTACCGCCGAACATGTGCCATTTGTCGGCAACATCGTCAGGCACAATGCTAAGCACATTGCCGCCGATGTTACGCACTACAAGCTTTGCAGCTGGGATCTCATCGGTAGGCTCCCAGGGGCCGTCTACGTTGGTCAAGCAAAGCTCTTTGGCGTAGCTGCTTGCTCCGCCGTTGGTGCAGTCGTAATCGCTACGAGCGCTCCGATAAACTGTTACGTGCATTCCCATGTATTATCCTCCTATGAAAATTTGTAATGGTTGGCGCCAGCATCGTCCTGGTAGTGCTCATCCCAGGCCATTTTGTCTGACTGCTCTAGCCGCATAGCGCAGCCGAAAGATTCGCTTAGATTGCGGAAGTTGCCGCACACTGTGCCGTCACGCTGATCGATAACCTGGTAATCCATGTATCCTACGTGATGCACAGCGTAGTTTCCTGATCTCGCTTTGACTGTCATATTGGATCCTTTCTCTTGAACCAGCAATGCGCCCCGAAGGGCGCTAAACAAGATCAAGCCGCAGCCAATTCCTCGCAAGCTTTGAACTGAGCTAAACGCTGTTTCTCGGCAGGGCCGTTCCAGGCAATACCGGGGAAAAAGTAAAAGTTAACGTCGAAATAATCGACCATGATCTCGCTGCCGTCAAAGTTGAAGCTATCGCCGTAAGCTTTGATCTCTTTCATCATTGTCTCATGTTGCAAGGCGACAACGACATCGCCGCAAACGTCAACGGCGTAGAAGTAGTGATGCTCAGGGCATTCTACCATGTCGCAATAGATTGCGTTGCCACGGTTCATGCGAACACTGAACTTGTAGCCGGGATAGGTGGCTTTGATCCAGGCACGGATCTTTGCAGCGATCTGCTTGTTGGTTAAGCTCTCGTCGTAATTGTTGCCGTAGTGACGTTCGTACATTAGGCATCCTCCTCGTCATGGTCTAAGTAAACATTCCAGGCACCGACAACATTGCCGTTGGCATCCCGCAAGTTGCCGTAGTCAGCGCCCAACCGTAACCGGTCAACTAACTGCTCCTGGAACATATGGGCTAAAGCATCCAAAGGATTGTCGACCATAGCGGCATTGCCGCCGGCGACCTCCATCCGAAACGCTACGTGGTCAATCATCTAACTTCTCCTTCCACTGCTAATATGGGGTATGTGACAGAAACTGTCAAGGGCAGGGCGAAAAAAAGATCTCCGCCCAGCGCCCAGGTTAAAGCTCGCAAACCGCTAAGCAGCCAGGGTTTTGCCACTCAGCAAACAAGCCGTACTTGTTTAAGATCGCGCCGATCTTTTTGTTAACGCCGAAGTCGTCAAGGTAGCTGCTTCCCATGCCCATCATGTAGTAGTCAGCCCAGATCTCATCGACGTTGTTCTCGGCGCTGATGTAGAACTCATCTCCGCCGTGGTCGATCAAAGGTGCGCCGATCTTCTCAAGCGCGTTGTAAGCATTCCGGTAATTGCGTTTCATTATTGTGCTCCTTCTACTGCGTAACCTTCTTCATTGATGTAGCCCAACCGAACCTGGGCGTCCTCGACCTCGCGGTGAGCCATGCCTATGATGGCTTCCTGGCTGTCGTGCAAGTAACGCCAAGTCCACAACAAGCCCATCAACTTGCCCCAGCGTTCGTAACCTCGAGGGGTCTGCTCGTCGCCGATCTTGACCATCTGAGCGTAACGCTCTGCCGCACGATTAATTTGATGACGTAACTCAGGTAACATGATTAAGCTCCTTCCATGTTGTTTGCCCACACAGCGTATGCCGCGTCCTGGCGTAACCGATTTTCACTAACAGCGAACTGCATCCGCTGCCGAGGCGGGTAAGCGAACCAGGCGTATCCCGCCAATATCGCCGCTAAAAACACCACTGCCATCTCGATTCCTTTCTCCGCATCCATGCCTTACTTAGTACGTGTGACAGATACTGTCAAGCCCTATCAGAGATATTTATTGCAGCCTGTGCGCAAAACCGCTACATTTAGTGCAAGCCGCCAGATGTGCTCTATACACTGCTTTCACGTCCCCTGGTGGCTTTGCCTCAAACTGCTCGGCCTCAGGGCCGGGCTTCTTTGCAAAAGGATGCAACGCATGAATAGCCGGACAGTCTCAGTCGAAATCATGGAACAGATCTGCGACCGATTAGCCGGAGGCGAAACGCTCGTAGACATCACCAACGAAAAGAAAATGCCCAGCTATCGCAGCGTCACGCGCGCAGTCCAGGCAGATGAGATCATCTGGGAGATGTACCGCAAAGCCAGGATCCTTCAGGCAGAATATTACGCAGACCATCTCAACGCCCTGGCAATGGCAGAGCTGCCAAAGGTCGAAGATCCGAGAATGCTCAACGCAGAAGTGCAACGGCGCCGGCTCGAGATCGAGACACTCAAGTGGACAGCTGCGCGCAATCAGCCATTCGGGATCCGCGACAAGAAAGAGGATCAACCACAAGCGCAGACCTTCACAATCAGCTGGTCAGGTGGCGATACCGCCGTCAGTGGCGATGAAGAGGAGCTGGTGCATTGAGGGGAAAGTGCGTGTCACGATACATTCTGTGTGACCGAGCTACGCGCGCGAGCCTCGATTTGCCCAGTGATATGCGATCAGCGCATGGCAGATCCGGCGCTCGATCCATGCAGTCAGCGCATGGCTGGCTAAGTTATTGTTTTTGCACGATAAGATTATCCGATAAGGTCTATTATGTTAAATTTCCGACACCGCCGACCCCCACCCTCCGAGATTTCGCCCGCGGTCTTGTAGCACGTAATATACCTGGTCAGCAGTATCTGCCTCTCGCACAGCCTGAGATCGCCCTATGAACACCAGAAGCCTCGCCCTTATCGCCCACATCAACGAGCTGCGTAGGCTCGTCACAGAGGCTCCCAGCGCTTCTGAGCAATATGAGAGCGCTGTATTGTTGATTGACGTTTACGAGCGTATGCTTGCGGACGTAGGTTTATTGAACTTTGCGGATGAGGATACCCGGCATTGACGCATATAGAGATCCCATATGAGCCGAGAGAGTTGCAGCGCAAGTTGCATGATGAGATGGCGGAGAAGCGCTGGGGCGTGGTTGTGTGCCACCGGCGCTTTGGCAAGACGGTGTGGGCTATTAATCATATCTTGCGTGATGCGTTAATGTGCCAAAAGCCTAACCCCCGGTTTGCCTATATGGCACCCACCTATCGCCAGGCGAAGAATGTAGCGTGGGATTATATAAAACAGTTTGCGGGTGCGATCCCGAACGTAAGGTTCCACGAGACTGAATTGCGGTGTGATCTGCCTACTGGTGCGCGGATCTCGCTGTTAGGTGCTGAGAACCCGGATAGCTTGCGTGGGATTTACCTGGATGGCTGCGTGATGGATGAGGTCGCGGACATGCCGGAGAATGTGTTTCCGGAGGTATTGAGACCGGCGCTTTCTGATCGGAAGGGCTGGTGCGTGTTCGTCGGTACGCCAAAGGGGCATGATGCTTTCTTTGAGAAGTATGAGGAAGCTACGTCAAATGATGATTGGTTAGCGGCTGTATACAAGGCGAGTGAGACCGGGATCCTCGATGATGAGGAATTGGAAGCGGCTAAGGTTATGATGTCTGCGGATCAGTATGCCCAGGAATTTGAGTGCAGCTGGAATGCGAATGTGCCTGGTGCGGTTTATGGTAAGGAGATGGAAGCGGCACAGGCGGAGGGCCGGGTTTGCAACGTACCCTACGACCCCTCAGTTCGGGTTGATACCTGGTGGGATCTCGGAGTTGGAGACAGTACCGCGATATTCTTTACCCAATCGGTAGGACGTGCTATACATGTTATAGATTTTTACGAAGCTAGGGGCGAGGGCTTGCCACACTATTGCAAGGTTCTTTCTTCTAAGAATTATTTGTACGGCGAGCATAATGCTCCGCATGACATTGAAGTTCGAGAGCTTGGTAGTGGTAAGAGTAGAAGAGAGGTAGCGTGGGATCTAGGTTTGAATTTCCGGGTTGTTCCCAAGTTACCTGTCGAGGATGGGATCCATGCGGCGCAGATGTTGTTGTCGCGGGTTTGGTTCGACAGAGAGAAGTGTAAGCATGGTTTGGAGTGTTTGCGACAGTATCACCGGGCGTATAACGAGCGCACTCGCAGCTTTAGGGCATCGCCTGTGCATGATTGGTCGAGCCATGCGGCGGATGCTTTTAGATATTTGGCGGTTGGCATCCGAGAAACGCGGGGCGGTGGTCGCGTTCCTCAGAAGCAAGCTATTATGGATTACGATCCTTTTGCGGCGTAGGAGATAAGATATGGCGGCAGCACCTATTATACTTGGAGCGGTAGGCGGTGGAGCGTTGGGCTACACAGCTGCGACTGCGTTAACGATGGGGGTTGCGGCTACGGCGGCAACCACGGCGGCGGGTGCGGTTGTCGGCGCGGCTATCGGGGCATCGATGATGTCCGGGCCTAGTTCTCAAGCAATGGAAGTTGACGACACCGACATCAATGTTGATACGGTCGATACCGACACAACGACAGTTGATACTACGTCTGACACTGGCGGGTCTGACACAACGATTAATGAGATAACATCATTGCAAGATGATCTTTTGAACACGGCGGACACAACGGTTCAAGGCGATACGAGTGTAGGCCAGGCGGAAACAGAGGCGATGGATTTCTATGAAAAAGGTCGTAAGTCAACAATCTTAACGTCTGCCCAGGGCATTGCGGATACTGCGACAGGTTTGCTGTCTGAGACCGGCAGCTCGATCTTGCGACCACGTAGAGGTCTAGGCGGAGGATTGATAGCATGAAGAAACGCAGGCCAGTTAATGTTGCCGGCATGATGGGCAAGATGGCGTCACAGCCTAGCCAGGGCAAGCGCGAGGGAACCGTAGATCCATTGGAACGTCTGGAGCAAAAGCGCGCTGGGCGTATGGAGGGCGGCAAGAAATCCAAGAAGCGCAAAAGTTTAATGTTTAGTTATGGGATGTCATAATGCCAGAAGTATTGCCAATGATTGCACAGCTAGATCGCAGATATAAAACTCTGCAATCTCAGCGTTCACAATGGGAAAGTCACTGGCAAGAGCTTGCGGACTATATGTTGCCACGTAAGGCGGACATCACAAAGAAGCGCACCCAGGGTGATAAACGTACCGAATTGTTATACGATGGCACGGCGGTACATGCGGTTGAGCTGTTGGCGTCTAGCTTGCATGGAATGCTTACATCCCCCAGCACCCCCTGGTTCTCTATGCGTTACCGGGATCCTGATTTGCAAGGTAACGATGCGGCGAATGAGTGGTTAGAGATCTGTCTCGATCAAATGTACCAGGCGTTTCATAGATCGAATTTTCAGCAAGAGATCCATGAGTTGTATTATGACCTGGTTGTTTTTGGTACAGCTGCGTTTTACATCGAGGGATCTGATGATGGATTGCGGTTTAGTTCCCGGCACATTGCCGAGATCTGCATATCGGAAAACCAAGACGGCGCTGTTGATACTGTGTATCGTAAGTTTAAGCTTTCGGCTCGAGCTATTGCTATGCAGTTCGGTGAGAACGAAATCCCTCTCGAGGTTGCAAAAGATTTAGAAAAAGAGCCTTACAAAGAGCACGATATTGTTCATGCTGTTTTCCCCAGGCAAAATGCTAAGGGTGGGGCAAAGAAAAACAAACCTATTGCGTCTGTTTATTATACTGCGGGTAGTCGGCAGCTGCTAAGCGAAAGCGGCTTTGACGAGTTTCCCTTTATGGTTACACGTTTTGTTAAGGATAGTGTTTCGACGTATGGGCGTAGTCCAGCAATGAATGCGCTACCGGATACAAAGATGCTGAACAAGATGTCAGAAACAACAATAAGAGCGGCACAAAAACAAATAGATCCGCCGCTTATGGTTCCGGATGATGGGTTTATGTTGCCTGTGCGTACTACGCCAGGGGCTTTGAACTTTTATCGTACCGGGACGCGAGACAGGTTAGAACCGTTGCAGATTGGGGCAAACAATCCCCTTGGGTTAAACATGGAAGAGCAGCGCCGGAACGCGATACGCCAGGCGTTTTTCGTTGACCAGCTGCTAATGTCCAATGGCCCAGCTATGACTGCCACGGAGGTGTTGCAAAGGAATGAGGAGAAAATGCGGCTCCTCGGGCCTGTGTTGGGCCGCTTACAGGCGGAGTTGCTCCAACCCCTGATCTCCCGATCCTTTGCATTGCTCCTCCGGGCCGGCCTCCTCCCTGCGGCTCCGGAGGAGCTACAGGGCCGAGAGATAGATATTGAGTATGTTTCACCACTAGCCAAGGCGCAGAAGATGACTGACCTACAGTCTATGTTGCGCGGGTTCGAGGTGTTGATGCAGATGCAGCAAGTGGCGCCTGTTATGGATTACCTGGACGATGATAAGCTGGTGCAGTACCTGGTCGAAACGGCTGGGATCCCGGCGCGTGTTATTCGCAGTACATCTGAGGTAGCGCAGTTGCGGCAGCAAAAAGCTGAGGCGCAAGCAGCGCAAGCCCAGGCACAACAGGAAATGATGCTGGCGGAGCAAGCAAACAAAGCGGCGCCGTTGCTGAAAGTCGCGTCTGATGCAAGGGAGCGCGGACAGATATGAAGAAGATAGAAGATCTTAAGCTGAGCTATCGAAGAACGTTCACCACTGAGGACGGCGAGATAGTATTGCGTGATCTTAAAAAGCGTTTCGGCTATGAGGCCACCACATTTTCCGGCGATCCTTATGAAACTGCATTTAATGAAGGACAACGCGCAGCTGTGCTGTTGATCGACCGGATGTTGTCCGAAGGGAAGGAACCCAAATGAGCGAAGAGGCAACCCTAGATACAGGATCTCAAGAAGTCGCTGAACCAGTTGCAGCCCCAGCTGCGGTGGAGCAACCAGTAACAGATCCGGCACCCCAAACGAGCTGGCTTGATATGCTCGATCAACAATATCGAGAAAACCCGCTTATCAATAAGTTTGAGAACCCGAATGAGTTTGCAAAAAGTCACATTCACGCGCAGCGTTTCATTGGAGCTGATAAGGTTCCATTGCCAGGCCCGAATGCTACGGATGATGAGTGGCGGTTAGTTTATCAGCGTTTAGGCGCTCCCGAGGATCCAACTAACTATGAGATAGACAAGACTGAGCTTTTTGATGATGCATCCTTTGATACATTCAGAAACAAAGCTTATGAGATGGGACTGACTAACAAGCAAGCCCAGGCGGTTGCAAGCTTGTATGAAGAGCAAGTTAACACCGGCTTACAAGCTCTCGAGCAACGTTCAGAAGAGGCTCGATTTCAAGGCGAGCAAGAATTGCGCCAGGAATTTGGGCAGCATTTTGACGCTCGGTTAAAAATGGCGAGATCTGCGGCGGAAACTGTTATGCCAAACCCGCAAGTTTTTAATGAGGTTCGGCTCGAGGACGGCAGACTTATGGGGGATCACCCCGAGATAGTTAAGGCATTTGCCAAGGTTGCCGAGATGCTAGGCGAGGATAGCCTGGTCGGAGAGCCTACAGAGTTTGTGATGAGTGCTGAGGAAGCTCGGCGGCGCATTGCAGAGCACATGCGGCCTAACACGCCGTATACGACTGCTGGACACCCAGAGCATGACGCGGCGGTTGCCGAAGTCTTGCGCTTGCGTGGCTACGCTAGTGGATAACCGAGAGGCCCACGACATCAAGCTTGTGCGTCAAGCGGAGTAGCTGCCCTAAGCAGTAGCACGGCCCCGCAAGGGATAACCAAGCGCAGCAAAAAAACTGAAACTTAGCTAGGAGAATGACGAGATGTCTACTCAAGTAACTACAGCTTTTGTCAATCAGTTTTCAGCAAACATCCAGATGCTATCACAGCAAATGGGTTCTCTGCTGCGTAATGCGGTAGATGTTGAAAGCGTAAATGGCGAGAAAGCTTTCTTTGATCAAGTTGGTTCAGCGGCAGCGCAGTTGCGTACAACCCGCCACGCCGACACACCATTGATCGACACACCACACTCACGCCGCATGGTCACAATGGCTGACTATGAGTACGCGGATTTGATCGACGATCAAGACAAGATCCGCATGCTTGCAGATCCTACATCAACATACTCACGCGCAGCGGCAGCTGCTATGGGTCGCGCTATGGATGATGTTATCATCACAGCTGCTTTAGGTGATGCGTCTACAGGCAAAGAGGGTTCAACAACAACATCTTTTGACACAACTAATAACCAGATCGCAGCTGCGACATCTGGCTTGACGTTGGCAAAGCTTATCCAGGCAAAAGAAATCCTGGATTCTGGTGATGTTGACCCTTCAATCCAGCGTTATATTGCTGTGTCTCCAAAACAGGTCACTGATCTGTTGAACAACACAACAGTAACATCAAGCGACTACAACACAGTCAAGGCGCTTGCGATGGGTGAAATCAACACATTCGTTGGCTTTAACTTTATCGTAACAAACCGTCTTGGTGTTGATGCTTCATCTGACCGCCGTTGCTTTGCATGGGCGCAGGACGGCATTAAAGTTGCGATGGGTAAAGAGCCTACAGCTCGCATTGATGAACGTGCTGACAAATCATACGCAACACAAGTTTACTACTGCCAGACCCTTGGTGCGACACGCATGGAAGAGGCGAAGGTTGTAGAGGTCTTGTGCGAAGAGAGAGCTGAATTGGCGCGCGAAACTGACGGCCCTTCTTATGGGTATTCTTATCAGTATACATTGCCAACTAATCCTTATTGCTTAAGGGTGCTAGAATATAGCAATGGAACATTAACGTTTCCGTTTGACAATATTCCGACAGGTACAGGCGCTCCGTCTTTTATTATTGAAGGGCGTAAGCTTCTTACGAATGAAGGTGTAGCTCAGATTAAATATGTTGCGCGCATTACAGACCCGCAGCAATACGATGCTGGATTAATTGAGACATTGGCGGCAAGATTGGCATATGAGATCTCGTATGCAATCACGGGATCTACAACAATGCGGCAGTTAACAGCTGCCGACTACGATAGAAAGCTAAAAGAAGCTACGTTCCAGGATGCAACTGAGGGTGCGCCAGAAAGGATCGAGGCTAACGATTTTATTGAAGCGAGGTTCTAATGGCTCGATCAGCTCCATCGCTTAGCACGTTTACAGCTGGCGAAATCTCCCCGCGCCTCGAGGGGCGTATTAATCTTGAGAAGTATAGAGCCGGGTTATCTGATCTGACTAATATGGTTGTGCAGCCACACGGAGGCGTAACGCGGCGTCCTGGCACAGAATACCTGGGCGCGGTTAAAGACAGCGCAGATAAAACCAGGCTAATTCCGTTTCAGTTTAAAACGACAGACACGTATATCCTGGAGTTCGGCAACCAGTATATGCGGGTTTTTCGCAATGGGCTGCAAGTTCTCGAGGGATCTGCGCAAACAATTACTGGTGCAACACAAGCGGATCCTGGTGTTATTACAATATCAGGACACGGTTACAGTAACGGTGATGAGATTTACCTGGATAGCGTAGGCGGTATGACCGAGCTGAATGGGCGCAATTATCTGATTGCAAACGTCACAGCGAACACATTTACACTGCAAGATCTCTTTGGCAATGACATCGATACAACAGGGTTTACTGCGTACACCTCTGGTGGATCTGTTGATAAGATCTATGAGGAAACTACGCCTTATGCGATTGCGGATGTATTTGATCTGCGCTTTGCACAATCAGCGGATGTTATGTATTTTGCTCATCCGAGCTACGCAATTCGCACTTTGTCCAGGACAAATCACAATGCCTGGACATTTGCGACAGCTTCAATCAATGAGAATGACACGCCTGTATTGACAAGCTCTGACAACTACCCGAGCGTAGTTACGTTTTTCGAGCAGCGGCTAGTTTTCGCTGCGACAAACAACAATCCGCAAACTCTGTGGTTTTCTAAAAGCGCTGATTATTTAAACTTTCACACAGGCACAGCGGCTGATGATGCGTTAATCTACACGATTGCATCTAACCAGGTTAACAGCATCCGTTACTTATCTGCTACTCGCGTTCTTACGATAGGCACCTCGGGCGGTGAATACGTGCTTACAACAACGAATGACGGCCCGATTACGCCATCAACGACACAGATCCGCAAATATTCCAATTATGGATCTGCGAATACTGAGCCTGTCCAGGTTGCAGATGTTACGCTGTTTTTGCAGCGCGGTAATCGAAAGGTGCGTGAGTTTAAATACGTGGGTGAAGTTAACACGGCGGGATACCAGGCGCCGGATCTGACTGTCTTGGCGGAACACATTACTGAGGGCGGTTTAGAGCAGTTTGCCTACCAGCAAGAACCTGAGAATATTGTGTGGTCGATCCGTTCTGATGGAACGCTGTTGGGTCTTACATATCGCCGGGAGGAAGAGGTTGTCGCCTGGCATAAGCACGTAATCGGTGGCGAGTTTAATAGCGGTCAGGCGGTTGTCGAAAGCATTGCCACCTTGCCAACAGATACCGGGAATGACGAGCTTTACATGATCGTAAAGCGTACAATAAACGGTACAACTATGCGCTATGTAGAAGTCTTGAAAGACTTTGATTTTGGCAGTGTAACGACATCATCATTCTTTGTTGATAGCGGGTTGTCTTATTCTGGCAGCGCAGTGTCCGGGTTTAGTACGCTATATCATTTGGAAGGTGATACAGTTTCTGTACTTGCCAACGGTGCATCGCACCCGAATGAAACCGTTTCAAACGGTGCAATCACACTAGATTTCTCGGCTACCAGCGCAGCTGTAGGCTATGGATACACAAGCTCAATGCAGACATTGCGAATTGAAAGCGGATCTAGTGACGGCACAAGCCAGGGTAAACCGAAGCGGATCCACGGTATTACGGTTCGATTGTTCGAGACAGTCGGTGTCGAGGTGGGCAATGAAAGCTCCGAAGCCGACAGGATCTTTTTCCGTGACAGCTCTATGAATATGGATGAAGCCGTGCCTCTATTCACCGGCGATAAAGACATCGAGTTTCCTGGTGGTTTTGACGACGATGATAGGATATACTTGCAACAGACACAGCCCTTGCCTTTGACAGTCCTGGCGCTGTACCCACGAATGAACACGTTTGATAAATGATAGCTAGACCGTTGACCAGATCACACATACTGCACGTAGCGGATCGAGTGCCGTTACAGAATCAGTCACAGTTGGGATTGGTGCTGGCGGCTATGCCTGGTTATCTCGTTCCTGGTCGTGGCCTGGCGCTTATAGATGGCGGCGATATTGTTGCTGTGACAGGATTGGCGCCACTGTGGGACGGTGTAGCGGAAGCCTGGTTTTTGCCAACACGAGAAGTAAAGAACAAGAAGCTGCGCACAATACGCCTGGTGCGCAAAGAGTTTGACGCGGCGATTGAGCGTTTGAAGCTGCGCCGGGTGCAAGCGATTGTGAGATCTGATTTCACAGACGCGCACAAGCTTGCTAAGTTTCTAGGTTTTGAGAGCGAGGGTCTCATGCACAAGTATGGGCCTGATGGTTCGGATTATGAAAGGTACGCGATATGGCAGACCCATTAACAATGTTAGCCATAGTCGGCATGGGAACCTCGGTCGCCGGGGGCATTGCCGGGCAGCAAGCATCTAATGAAGCTGCGGCTAAAGCACAACAAGCTGCAAACTTTAACGCCAAGATTATTGAGCGTGACGTTAACTTGCTGGAAAACCAGCGCACGATCCTCAATAAGAACCAGCTTATCTCAAACAAGCGTAAGCGCATGTTGTTTGGGAAGGTTCAAGGTGAGGTTGTTGCTAACTATGCATATGCCGGTGTTGATGTCTCCGAGGGTACGCCTATGAGGAAATTGCGAGAAAACGCGCGTGAACTCGAGTATGAGCTGACGGTCGATAAGATGAACAACTACATCGCGAATATGCAGATCAACGATGCGCAAACAGACGCAAGATTGACAGCTGAGCTGACGCGCATGGAAGGTGGAGCAACGGCTGGTGCGCTACGTGCGCGTGGAACGCAGAGCCTTATCTCAGGAGTTGGTAGTGCAGCTCGATTTGGTTATTCGGCGCTTGGTGGCAGTTATACGGTCTAGGAGATAAGACATGAGAATACCTACTTATCAAGCTGGATCCACACCTAGCAGCGATATGCCTGGACGTTCATTCCGGGCAAGAATGAATGCGCAGCCATTTATCCAGGAAGCGCTCGAGAAAGGCGCGGTTGCGCAAGAGGCGTTTAAGCAAGTAGGAGCGTTTGCCCAGGATCGATATAAGCAAGCGCTACAGGCCCAGGTTGATGAGAAGGTTATCCAGGTTGAAGAACAGCTGGCGACGACCGCAAACAAAATGGCGGACGGCCCGAGCTATCACAATGTCTTTGACGGCGATAAGCTTTGGGAAAACGAGAGCGCAAAGATCCGAGAGAATGCCCTGGCTAATGTGCGGGATGTCGCGGCTAAAAACCATCTTAAGCATCGTTTTGACCAGATGGAATTGTCTACCAGGTTCAAGCTACAGAATACTATCGATGCAAAAATAGAAGCGGCTAACGTTGCATCTCGCAATCGGATCCTGGCAAACGGTGCGAATATTATTGCAAACGGCACACAGGTAGGTGCCGTTAACCTGGATCTGCAAAACATTGGCGCTGACAGTGTGTTCCGGGGTGGTCTTGGCACTGGTGCTCCGGACAAGCTGGCGAAACAAGAGTACGCTATGCTGGTCGATGGCACGTTTGGTGCTCTTAATAACCTGGCGAAAAACTCTGATAACGCCGCGCGTGACCTGGAGATTATTCGCAGCTCGTTCTCGAGCGATGATCTTACTGACCTGGCAACGGTAAACAACGGCCTGTACGTTATGGGTTTGTTGCGCAAGCTAGACTACAATGATGCGGCTAAGCTGATACGCTCTGTTGGTGGCGATGCGGCGTATCTAAATAAGCTTACAGCTGCGCAGCAACGCGAGATCGATGCGGCAAAAGGCAATGCCTCAACGCTGCAATCGGCTCTCGATAAAGCGCAAGATGGCGTTACGTCCGGGGTAAACCAGATCCCGGCAACTATGTTTCCTGAGATCGAGGCAACCATCGCTGGATTAGATGGCATTGTTGACGCGAGCGAGCTAGGGCAGTTGCGTCAATCTTTTGATGACTTGCAGTTTTCTCAGAATTTTCTGGCAGATCACCGGGAGCTTAGTCCACCTCAGTTAGCCCAGGCGCTTGCGGCAGCTGAGCAAGGCGGGGCAAACGGTGTGGTTGAAGCCGGTCGAGAAACATTAACTGTAAACCTGTTGCGTGATCTGCAAAGCAAGATGGATCAGGGTTTGTCGAGAGATCGCCTGGCATACGCGCAAGAGGCCGGCAACGTGCAGCTAGGCACGATTAACTTTAACGATCCCCAGACAATTGGCATGGACATACAGGAGCGAATCGAGGATGCGCGCCGGGTTCAAAGCATTTATTTCCCAGAGTTGATGCGCGGGGATCCTAACAAACACCTGGTACTGCTAACGAACACAGAAGCTACACAGCTCTCGAACATGTTTGACGCAGCTCCTCTAACGCAAAAGCTGCAAATGCTGGAAGCTATCCAGGGCGGTATGGCTGCGGCGGGATCTCCGGATCTAGCGACTAACGTTTATTCTCAGATTGGCGATCAGAATGGCATGATGTCACATGCTGGTGGCCTGGTTGCGCTCGGGCGCCCAGATGCAGCGCGAGAGATCTTGCAAGGTTTAGAGCAAATCAAAGCCGGTGTTGCGTATCCAAAAGCGGTTGCAAACACTGAGGCGGGGGTAAAGCAAAGCATCGAGCAAGTTATTGCTGGTGAGCTGCAAGAGGCATTGCGGTTCCAACCGGAAGCTACCGGGGCGATTATCCAGGCAACTAAAGCAATTATTGCCAATCGTTTCATTGGCGTAAGCGAAGAGGATCTGACGGTCGATAACGTAAAAGAGGCTATGCAGATTGCATCCGGCGCGCAAAAGCGTAACGGACAGGTATATGGCGGGATCCATGTTATCAATGAAGCGGCGACATTTATTCCTAGTGATAAAACTGTGGATGAGTTTGAATATGTCCTGGACAGCTTAACGCCGGAAATGTTTTCCGAGATGGGATTTGATATTAGCCCGGCAATGTGGGATCAGGTGCTCGCTGGTGAGTGGGCGTTTCAGGTTGCGGGTGATGGTCAGTACCGGATCATGCAAGACAATGGCCCGACAGGTGTACCGACATATCTGAATGGCTATGCAAACAACATCGAGGGCAACCCACAGGTTCCTATCCTCATTGATTTCAATACAGCTGCAAGTGTCTTGGAAGGGTTTAAGCTGCGCGCTAATCGTGCGGGAATAACTGAGTTTAGCCAGGCAGTAGGAAGTACAGAATTAAGAAGTAATTTTAACGAAGATTACAGAATTTCTGCGGTGGATGGAGAGCTGATTCGAGATGATTTGCCGCCTGAGGTAGAGTTCCAGGCGGTAGAGGATACTGAGGTTGCCCAGGCATCTCCGCGACAAATTAAAGCAGGGCAAATGTTTGAACGGCAGCGCAGATTAGAACAGCGCCAGGTTCTCGAATTAGGCCAGGATCTAGCTCAAGATAATCGCGTCCAGCAAAATGTAGAGCTGAAACAGCAACGTCAAAGCAAAGTGGATAGATTGCCGGATATGTTTAACAATGCAGATTATCGAGGGGCTACGCCTGAGCAACGCGAAACATACCAGGGCTACCTGATGCAGTGGTTGCGTGACGATAACGCAATCGACGTTCTAAGCTTTAACGATTGGATGGAAACGCAATGAGTTTTCTAAGACGCCAAGCTGATCCGCTCGATGTAACGCCTTACCAGGGTCGAGCCGAAGCATATTCAACGCCGCAAGAAATATACAATTCTGCGGCAAAGTTTATGCAGTTTAATCAGCAAGCGTATTCAGAGCGTTCTCAGTATCGTGCCGTCTTTGACCCTATCCTGGAAGAGATTCGGGAAAAAACAGGCAAGAAATTCTACAACCCGGCGGGACATCTGGGCGCCACAGACACCGAAGGTTCCGGGTATGATATGTTTGAGTACCGGGCTAACGAGATCTTTCAGCATGTGCGCGACAATCAAGAGCTATTCCCCGAGCTTGAAAGCTTTAACATGGACTATGTTAAGCAACAGGGCGCAACATTAGCGCAGCAAGCCGAGGACGAGTATAATGCGGTAAAGAGCCGGGCAAGAGACTATGGCTTCTTTTCTAAGGAAAGCGCAGCTGAGCTTGGCGCAGGGTTTATGAATTTTGCAGCGGATCCGGCGGGGCAGACTGCCCTGGCAATCCCTGGTGCAAGTCTACCAAAGCTAGGCGTTAATTTTACGCAAGGATTAGCCAAGTTCCTGGCGGTCGAGTTTGCTGTCGGCGCGGGGACTGAGGCTGTTATACAAACCGGCGTAAAGGATTGGTACAATAGCCAGGGCAAAGAATATAGCTACGATCAGTTTTGGCGAAATGTTTTAGCTGGCGGCGTGTTCAACGTTGCTGGGTCTGCGGGTCTACAAGGTACGCTGCGCGGGACATCGATAGCTGCGCGCCCGGTAGCGCGGGGTGTTAACCAGGCGTTTGGTCTAACGTATGACCAGGCGCGGCAGATGATTAACATTATGAAGCGCGGCGGGGCTAACCAGACAAAGGATGTTGAGACTAATCTTAAGATCCTGGAGGATATGGAGGAGACCATTGAGGCCAATCCGCTTGCGGATCCTGTCAACTTAGATGACATCAAGGCTAGAATGTCAGAAAATATGAAAGAGTTTGATGAGTTAGCTCTCGTTGAACGCAAAGCTGTAGAGGCAGATCTTGATGCATTGCAAGATGAGATGGAACAGCTTCTTGATGACGGATTGAGCAAAGAGGAAGTTGTTGCGCAGATTGGGCCGCGTCAAAAAGAATTAACAGACAAACTTAAAAATATACAAGAACAGCTTGATGCTCTTGGTATAGAATATGGGCGCCTGGAAAAACTGCGTCAAAGTAAAGTTGCAGAACCAAGCAGCATTGGCCCAGCGCAACATGAGCATATTCAGCGCGTAGAAGCGGCACAGCAAGCGCTAGAGTTCGATGAGCCGGTTGTTACGTCTGATGTCCCGGTCAACCCGCCTAAGCCCCCTGTGTCTATATTTGAAGCTGAGGAGCGCGCTGGGATCCCAAGGCTAGACATCGACAACATCCAGGTTGATGCAGATACATTCCAATTCAAAAGCGGTGGTGACAAATTTGGCGTGACATCTAAGCTTCAAGGCGAGACAGTGTGGAACCCATATTATGCTGGGACTGTCACAGTGTGGGAGCGCGCGGACGGTGTGCAATTTATTGCGGATGGACACCAGCGCTTAGGTTTGGCAAAGCGTATCAAGGCAAACGATCCTAGCCAAGATGTCGCACTTTATGGGCATGTGTTCCGCGAGGTTGATGGCGAGACAGCTGCTAAGGTGCGCGTCCGGGCCGCAATGAACAACGTTGCAAACAATACGGCGGACGCCTTGGACATTGCAAAGATTCTCAAAGAAGCGCCAGAAATGGCAGAGCAGCTGCCAAAGTATTCAGCTGCCGGGCGCCAGGGGCGTGACCTGGTTAACCTGGCGATAGAGAATTGGGGTTATGTTTATAATAAAATTATCCCGGCAAACTACGCGGCAATCGTAGCGCGCCTTATTCCAGAGGCAGACAAAGAGTTGCAAGAGGCGGCTCTTAAGATCCTGGCAAAAGGAGATCCGGCAAACGAGGTGCAAGCTGAGGCAATCGTGAGGCAGATCCGCGACATCGAGGCCGATACAGTTGTCCAGGATAGCTTGTTCGGCGAGGAGATGTTTAAGGAAAGCCTGGTCGTAGAGCGCGCGCAAGTCCTGGACAAAGCAATAAAGCAGCTGCGCCTGGATAAGCGTTCATTTAAAAACCTGGTAGATCAAGAGGCACGACTAGAAGCTGAGGGCAACAAGCTCGTTAGCGATGCAAACAAGAAGAGGGCCGAAACCGATGGCAAAGCAATCGACTACATCCAAACGCTCGCGAACAGGAAAGGCGAAGTCTCGGACGCGCTCTCGGACGCAGCAAGAACAGCAAAAGACACCGGGCGCGTTGCAGAAGCTGCGCGAGGATTTGCAGAGTATGTCCGAGGACGAATTGAGGACGGTGCTCTCAGAGGGATCGAAGATGGCGGCATTGGAAGGTATGTTGATGATACGCCGCAAAAACAGCGCGTACAGAATGCACCTGAGCAAGAACTCGCAAGCTTCTCAGACATAAAAGACGGCGCCGGGTTCCAGCAACAACTTGACGCAATCGAGAGCGAAGAGCTGCCGATGAGTTCTCGCCAGGAACGCGAGATGATACAGCGCGGCGAGATCGCGCCGAACTACACTTATTATCTCGAGCTAACAGATGATGCTATCGAGATCCCTACGCAAAACATTATTCCCATCCGGGCGCGCAAAGACGGCATTGCCCGGGGTCGGGAGCTGATGGCGGACGCAGCCAAGGGAGGCATGTCAAAGCGTGGGCCTTTGTCTGTGCGCGACAACGGCGATGGTACATATACATTGCTAGATGGCAACAGTACCTACGCGATTGCATCGGAAGCGGGTATGCCTAAGCTGCCGGCGCGCGTTCTTACCGACGAAGAGTTTGCCAAAGAAGAAGCGCAGAAAGCTGCAAGCAAAATCTTGAAAGCTGACGGTAAACCGAAACGGCGCCGGGTAAATGCAAACGATATGGGCAAAGATGAGTTCGAACTTTTCTTTGAAGATCTGCGATTGCAGCAAGGGTTTGACGACCTGGACGAAATGCTGCGAGTTGGCTCAGAAAAAAATGAGATCTTGAATGACCGCATGGAAGAGATCGCAGAGGATATGGGGCTTACTTATCATCGCGCCCCACCTAAAGGCAAAGAGCGCTCGACTGAGAAAGTAAAAGGTAAATACGGCGGTCGCGTAAATATGCTGTCTGATGTTGCGCGTACCGGTGTAACTGTCAACGATCCGAAGCAAATCGATGAGATCCTGAAACGGCTATCTAAACCGGACATGTATCATGTAATTTATGAAGATTTCCGCATGACGGAGCTGGGATACTTTGATGCAAAGGCGTCATTGATTGATACAGATGGATTTATAAAGGAGATCCAGTTCTACCCTACCGGCATGTATCGCGCTAAAATGAAAAAAGCAAAAGGCGGCGCCGGCGGACATGAAGCTTATAAGATTACGCGCGAAACCTGGCGTCCTCTTGCGCAGCGTTACGAAGCCGTACAAGAACAGTTGCGTATATATGGGGAGGCTCAGTCTGCCTTGCCGGAATCGTTTGCAGATTTAATTGGCAAGCTGCCTAGATCTGCGCCCTTAACCTTTGCTGAAATGGCGGCTTCTGAGGAATTGATCTCCGGGCTACGAATGTCTCCCAGGATCTCAGATGGAGATATTTTGTCCCAAGACTTGGTATCTCGGAACCAGCCATATGCTTCTGAGCCATCGTCTGACATTGCTGCCAGTACAAAACCCTCGACTTTAAACCAACGCATTGGTGACACCTCCGGTCAAAGTATAGACGTTTCTAGTTCTGAACTCAAGTCTACTATGGCTTTAGACGGCGACCAAGTAGTTATTCCAGGCGCGGAGCAAATATCACAGCGTGAGCTTGCCGAGCGCATCATGGAAAGCGCTAAGCGTGGTGGGTATGAGCCTATGCCCGAGGGCGGCTTGTTCGATGAGGTGCGAACAAAAGATCTGTTCGACGAGTTTGATGATGACACAACGTTCTCCTTTGAAGATGAGCTGCCGGATGGCGAGCTTGTGTACCAGGAACGCACAGTCAAACAGCTGCGCGAAGAGTTTAACCAGGATCAATCGATGCTTGATCGACTAAGAGGATGCGTCAAATGAGCTTACGCGAGTGCATAATCAACGGCGGCGATGAGACAAACCCAGATGGTACACCTAAGCTTTCTCGAGAGCAGCGTGACGAAGCACTGCGCACGTTTGACGAATATAAGTCGCAACTTTCTCTGAAATTACCAGAGCCAGAGGCAGACATTGAAGCTGGTCGCATGACGTTCACGGCACTTGAAAAAAAGGTGCGTGACAGAAACCGTCGCAAGATTATGCAATTACGCGCGCAAAAGCAAGCCCTGTTAGATATTCAAAGTTTCCGCAACATTGGCGGCAATGAGGATCTGCCGCTTGCTGCCCAGGCATTATTTGCAAAAGATGAGCGCGCTAAGTTTGCAGACGCAGAAACATTGCAGACAGTTTACTTGCGCAAAGCAACGCGCAAGCTGGACAAGATGCTAGGATCCATGCGCCGGAATATTATAGGTGGCATTCGCAAAAAGGCACAAATGGAAAATGTTGTGCGTGAGATGATGGGTACGGACACCGGGGATGTAGCTGCCCGGGAGATGGGTGAAGCGCTTTCGTCTGTATTCGAGGATCAACGCCTGGCATTTAACCGCATGGGCGGATCTATAGGCAAGCTCGAGGGTGGCTACTTTCCTGTGACGCACGACATGATGGCGGTGCGCAGCGTGAGCAAGGATGAGTGGATCCAGTTTATGATGGGTACTGAGCGCGCCGGTGGGCGTGATGTCAGCGCTCCTACGAAAGAAGCGCGCCCTGGTCTAGTCGATGTTGAGAACATGATTGACAATGAAACCGGGTTGCCGTTCACACCGCAAAAGCTCGAGATCGCACTATCCAATATGTATGACGCGATAACGTCCAACAATGCTACCAGGTCGAAGCCTGGCGGGTTTGGTGGCAATGGATCCCTGGCAGCGTCACGCGCGGATCACCGGTTTATCAAATGGAAAAACGCAGATGCGTTCCTGGAATATAATAACCAGTTCGGCGGCAAAGAATTGTTTGATGTAGCGATAGGCCACATTCATAGCATGTCGCGTGACCTGGCATTGCTAGAGCGGTTTGGCCCTAACCCGGCAACAACGAAGCGTTACTTGCAACAATACCTGGATAGAGAAGCTGGATTACGCAAGGATGAAAAGTTTGCGGATGAGGTATCCAAAGCAAATGCAAAGATAGATACGTTCTATGAATACAACACCGGGGCAAACCTGGCGCCGATCAGCTCCCGGTGGGGCAACGTCTTTGCCGGGATCCGGGATTTGCTCCAATCCGGACAGTTAGGTTCTGCGTTTCTTTCTGCGTTTGGCGACTTGGCTACGCAAAATGTTGCCAGGGCGTCAGCTGGGATCCCGCAGATCGGTACGCTTACAAAGATCTTGCGCAACGTTTCTCCAATACAAGCAACAAAAAAAGGCGAGCTGGCAGTTCGTCTTGGCCTGGTTGCCGATGGTTGGTCGCAGATGGCATCAGCGCAAGCCCGGTTTACTGGCGAGATGGTAAGCCCGGAGGTAACGCGCCGGATCTCTGATTTCGTTATGCGCGCCTCATTGCTATCCAGTTGGACACAAGCCGGGCGCTGGGCGTTTGGTCAAGAGTTCCTGGGCTTTCTGGCAGATAACGTAGGGAGAAGCTTTGACGAGCTGCCCGACAACTTGCGCCGGACAATGCAGCATTACCAGATCGGCTCAGACAAATGGGACATCATGCGCGCAACAGAGCTGTATGACTACAATGGCGCTAAGTTCTTGCGCGCCGAGGACATAGCTAACCGCACGGATCTACCGCCTACAGTTGCGAGATCCATTGAGACAGATCTGATACGCATGATCGAAACAGAAACAAACTTTGCCGTACCGTCTAGCAGTATGCGGGGTGCGGCAATGTTGCGCGGCAGCTCGCGTCCAGGATCTATTGGTGGCGAGCTGTTAAACAGCTTTGCAATGTATAAACAATTCCCGGTTACGCTAATGAACACGCACCTCATGCGTGGCGTTGCCAGGGAAGGGCGCCTGAGCAAAATGGTTTATCTAAGCCATTTGATGCTGGCAATGACAGCTATGGGAGCGCTGAGCTATCAGATGAAAGAGATGGCTAAAGGGCGGCAACCTATGGAAATGTTCAGCGAGGATGGTGAGCCTAACATGAAATTCTGGGGCCGAGCTGCGCTGCAAGGTGGCGGTTTAGGTTTATACGGTGATTTCTTGTTCTCGGATCTAAATGTGTATGGTCGCGGTTTAGCAGATCAAACGGCTGGCCCTGTTGTTGGTTTGCTGTCTGATGTTAAAAACTTGACAGTTGGGAATGTTGCTGAGTTTGCGGCGGGTGATGATACTAACTTTGGGAAAGAAGTTGTGGGCATGGCGTCCAGGTATTTCCCTGGCAACAACATCTGGTACACGCGCCTAGCGTTTGAGCGCCTGGTAAGAGACAACGCAATCCGCTATGTGGATCCGAAAGCGAATGCCCGGTTTAGAAGATTGCGCCGTAAATATCTTAAAGAATACGGACAAGAATATTGGTGGGGGCCGGGAGAGGAAGCGCCGAGAGATCGCCCACGTTTGCAAAACATTATTGGAGAACGGTAATGACTACACAAATAGGGCATCTTATGGTATTTTTTCTGCAAAGTAAGGAATTGCTATGACAGTATCGAGCAGCACAAACAGAGTTAGCTACAGCGGCAACGGTTCGCTTACTACTTTTGCGTATACCTTTAAGGTTTTTGACCAGGACGATTTGACTGTCATCCTACGCGCGGCAGACGGCACAGAAACAGCGCAAACAATCACAACGCATTACACTGTCACTAATGTTGGCAATGCAGGCGGCGGCAATGTTGAGTTCATCACAGCACCAAGCGCAACAGAGACAGTTGTTATTGTGCGTGAGCAGCCGTTCACTCAGGGGCTTGACCTTGTCCCTAAC